CGGCGCGGACGACACCCCGTCAGCGCTCGTCGAGGCCGCCGCTCGGGTCTGGAAGCGGTCGCAGGTGTCGCGGCAGGCTGGGCGCTGGTCTCGCATGACGGCCGCGCTGGGTGACATCATCTGGGAGGCCGCGCCCGGTGACCACGGAGCTGTGCTCATTGGTCACGACCCGCGGCACGTTCAGGTCTTCTACGACGAGGAGACTCGGACGCGCATTGTCCAGGCGGCCATCACCATCCCCTACTTCGACCCGCCAGAGATCTCGAACACGGGCGCTCCCGCCGGTCCCCCGGTGATGCACGTCTATCACCGCAAGTACACCGAGACGGAGGTGGAGACCTACCTGGACGGCGAGCTTGTCGAGAAGATGAGCGGCCGTAACGTGGCTGGCGTGGTGCCGCTGTCGCACGTGGCCTTCCTGCCGGACATCCAAGACGTGGAGTACGGGCTGTGTGCCCCCCACGGGCTGGAACTCGCCTTCGCCTACGTGGACAGCGCCCTCGAGCAGATCAAGGCCGCCGGCAACCGCTTCGGAAACCCGATCCTTGCGCTGAGCGGTGCGACGCTCGGCAGTGACTCGGACATTCTGAAGCTCGGGCGCGTGGTCCACGGCCTGCCCGAGGGTGCGACGCTGGGTTACGCCGAGGCGGACATGAAGGGCGCCGCTCGGCTGTTGGAGTCGGCGCTGCAGGTGCGACAGATGGCCCGCGACACCATGCCCGAGTTCATCTTTTCGGGCGCGGGCGCCAACAGCAGCGGGGAAGCCCTCGCCATGCGCACAGGCCAGTTCGCGCTGAAGATGGAGGAGATCCGAGGTCGCTGGTACGACGGGCTCATCCGCGCCACGGAGTACGCGGTCGCCATCGACCAGAAGCGCGCGTGGGATCCAGACACGACGGATCTCGACATTCGCAGCGGTCCGGTTGTGCCCGTGAACGTCAAGCAGGAGCTCGAGGCTCTCGCGCTGGCCTCAAGCGCTGGCCTGTCCGCTGGCGACAAGATCCGGCGCCTGCAGGCCCTGGGCTACGTCGCGCAGGAAGCCAACCCGGACAAGTACGCCGCCGAGCAGTTCGACATGAGCGCGGACCGGGCGTCGATGTTCTTCGGTCGGGGTGAGCCTGAAGGCGAGTGATGCCGCTGATCTTCGCCTTCGCCGCTGTCGTGTGCGCTGTGGACCTGTACCGGCGAGCCAGGGTGAGGGCCTATCGGTGGGCTGCTCAGGAGTTGCGGCGCCATGCCCAGCGCTAACCAGGCCCTCGCGGACGACCTGACCGACCACCGGCTCGCGCTGCTGCGCTACGAGGCGGGCACGGTGTCCCGCTTGGTCCAGGCCTACGAGGACGCGCTGAGGTCCATCAACCGTGACCTCGTGCGGCTGGCGAAGCGCGCGGAGAACAAGGGGCCTGACGACGGCTGGACGGACTACGAGCAGCGCCGGCTCCTCGCCTTGCGGGAGCAGGTCACCCGGGAGTTGCAAGACCTGCTGCCCGTGCTGGAGGCGCGCCTTCAAACGGACCTGACGGGCGCTGCCGAGGTGGAGGCCGAGGTGGTGCGCCGCCTCATTGAGGCGAACAGTCCAGACAACGCCACGGTGCTCAGCTTGAACCGGCCAGTGCTCGAGGCGATGGTCGACCAGCCGATTGGCGGCAAGGTGTGGACGGACCGCCTTGCGGTAGACCTGCTGCAGGAGCATGACGCGCTTCAGCGCTCACTGGCTGAATCGCTCGCGCTGGGCTCGTCGATGGACGACGCTGCGCGGGCGCTGCGGTCTGGCACGGCCATCATCGAGACCTATAAGGGCAGGCTCGTCAGCATCGCCCGCACCGAGATCCAGCGGGTGGCGAACACCGCAGCGCTGGAGTCCTACAAGCGCAACGCCGACGTGATCAAGGGCGTGGTCTGGCTGGCGACCCTGGATAGCCGGACGTGCCTGGTGTGCGCCCCTCGGCACATGCAGACGTACAGCTTCGCCGAGCTCGACGAGGCCGGACGCCCGCCCTTGCACCCGCGCTGCCGCTGCTTCATCTCCCCGCTCACCAAGTCGTGGTCCGAGTTGGGCTTGCCCGTGAGCGACCGCAACCGCTTCAACGGCCAGCCTCCCCAGGAGATGGATTTTGAGCAGTGGCTACGGCGCCAGCCCGAGAGCACCCAGCGAGACGTGCTGGGCGCTACACGCTGGACGCTGTGGAAGCAGAACCGGCTGAAGTTCGCGCAGTTCGCCTCGGACAACCGCGTCTTGACGCTGGAGCAGTTGCAGGACCGTTACGGCGTCAGCTCTTCCGCGCCTGAATCACCCGGATAGCCGACTTCCGGCCCTTGCCCTCACGTTCGGCCTCGAGCAGGGCGTCCAGGTGCTCGTCGAGCTCGCCGGTAGCCAGTGCGTCGATGAGCGCCCTGACGCTGCCGTCGAGGATGGAGAGGTCAAGGGCGGTCGGCTCGTCGGCGTAGTCGTCGAGGTCAAGCGTCGGCTCGGGCTTGGCCGGCTTCTGCTTCGCTGGCTTCTGCTTCGCTGGCTTGACGCCTTGGGCCTTGCTGAACTTGGCCCGGAACACCTTGAGGTCTGCCAGTGCGCGTTCCTTCTCGGCGTGGTGGCGCAGGGTCTTGCCCTGGTGAATGATGTGCCACTGGCCGTAGATGTTGACGAGCTCGGGCATTTTCTCTCCCGTTGGGGTTGCGTAGCGGGCCTTGAGGGTCATAGTATCCCGACAAGAGCCATATAGACCCTTGTCTGACCGTCGCAGACGTTAAACTCAGGACGAACTACCGACGCCGGGTATCGGGCGAAAGGGAGAACGATGGCAACGAAGCTCTTTGGCATCCAGATCGAGAACCACGACGGGATCGAGCCGTACTTCGCTGAGGATGGCGTGTTCGAGGAAGACGACGGGGAGGAGACCCCGGCGCCCGCCGACGACACCCCGCCCGAGGACGCGAAGGAGGCTGGCTTCTACGCCGCGATGAAGGCCGAGCGCGCCAAGCGTCAGGAGCTGGAGTCCCGCCTTGCTCAGTTTGAGCAGGAGCAGGCCGAGAAGGCCCGCAAGGCTGCCGAAGAGCAGGGCGAGTACAAGCGGCTGTACGAGGAGACCACCGCCAAGGCTGCCAGCCTGGAGGAGGAGGTCAACAAGTACCGCGCCGCCGAGCAGGCCCGCATCGAGAAGGTGGAAGCGCGCAACGAGGCCGCCCTGGCTGAGTTGCCCGAGAACCTTCGCGCCCTGGTGCCCGAGGGCATGAGCCCAGACGCCAAGGCCGAGCAGATCGCCAAGTTGGCGAAGCTCGCCAGCAACGACCTGCCCACCGGCTCGCGCGCTGGAGGAGGGCCGAAGGCTCCCAAGGAGCCCATTCCGCCCGAGTGCAGCGCCGAGGCGCAGCGGCACGGCAAGGATCCGCAGTGGTGGTTCGACAACATCTGGAAGCCGCGCCAGTCCCGTAAGACCTGAGCCCATAGTGGGCTCCCCCCAGAACAGGAGCCCACATGGCACTCCCCTACGGCTACCGCAAGGGCATGCAGCAGATCGTCTCGCTGCCCCTGGACAGCACGACCGCCGACATCGGCGCGACCGCGACGGCCATCACCCCGACCAACGCCACCTCCGGGTACTTCAAGGAGGTCGACGCTGCCGGCGAGCGCGTCGTCGGCTTCTCCTACTCCAAGGTGGACAGCCCCTCCGCGGATGGTGGCGCCTCGGTGCTGGTCGACATCAGCACCGATTCGGTCTACGAGTTCCCGCCCGACAGCGGCACCGTGGACTACAGCCTCATCGGCAAGACCTGCGACATCGGCGCGGACGGTCAGTCGGTGGACATCGACGGCTCCAGCGACGACAGCCTGCGCATCGTCGATGTGGACACCACCAACAACACGTGCTTCGTGCAGCTGCGCGACAACGGCACCGGCGTCGCCTGAGCGGCATAGGAGTACATGATGGACATCAGCAAGCTTCCCGAGCTCGTCGACAAGAGCGGCTACCCGCTCATGATGGAGCAGTACGAGGCCCAGCCTCTGGTCTTCCCGCGCATCTGCGAGACCCGCCCCGTCAGCCTGGACGAGGCCTACGGCACCAAGGGCAGCGTCATCGTCGGCGGCGGTCGCCTCCTCGAGCGCGAGGACGGCCAGGAGATCGAGGCCGCGGAGATGCGGTCCGGCCCGACCTGGTACTGCAAGATCCACCAGTGGAGCCGCCGCCTGGACCTGCCCAAGCGCATGCTCGACGCCTCGGACGCAGTGGGGCGCATCCAGAACCTCGTCGGCGAGTACAGCGCCGAGGTGGGCCGCGTGGCCGCTCTCCAGAAGGACGAGTGGGTTGCGGACGTGCTGCAGCAGGGCACCCTGACCGCGGGCAACGCCACCTACTTCGATGGCTCGTTCCCCAACAACGCCGACCCGAACCCGGCCTTCATCTACGACGGCCTGCCCTTCTTCGACACGGCGCACACGCAGACCATCGGCGGCAACACCTTCAGCAACCACGACGCGTCGAACGCGCTGACGGACGCCAACCTGCAGACCGCCAAGACCCGGATGAAGAGCACCAACGCGCTCGACGACAAGAACGAGCGCGTGCTGATCCGCCCCAACACGCTCATCGTGCCTCCGGGCCTCGAGCGGACCGCGAAGCAGCTTCTGGGCTCGGACCTCGAGGTTGACAGCGCCCAGAACAACATCAACGTCCACCGGGCGACCCTGGACCTCGTGGTCTGGGACTTCCTCGACGACGCGGCCAGCGCCTCGGCGTGGTGGCTGTGTGAGGCCCAGAAGGGCCTGCGCGTCTACGACAGCGGCGCCCCCGTCATCGAGACCCACTACGACCCGCTGACCAAGAAGGCCTTTGTGACCTTCGAGGTTCACTTCGGCGTGGTCGTCACCAACTGGCGCTACTGGTACAACGCCAACAAGGCCGCCTCGTAGGCTGTCAGCTGTTCTCCCTGGGCTTCGGTTCAGGGAGAGCCTCAGACAGCCTGCACACGCATAGGAGGGCCTCATGGCCGACATTTTCAGCCTCAAGGTCTCGGGCTCCGAGGTCTTCGCGATCGACAGCAGCGGCAACACCGACGTGGCGGGCACCCTCGCGGCTCAGGGTCTGCTCACGGACCAGATGGTTGTCGCCACGGTGGCTGCCACCGGCGGCACGGGCGGCTCGGCGGACGGCACCCTGACCGTCTCGCTCCAGCAGACCGACGAGTCCACCGACGTGGGTTCGGCCCGTCAGGTCATGGTCCGAGTAGGTGCGGCGCAGTACGCTCCCGCGCAGACCCCGGTCAGCACTGTGACCTTCTCGACGGCCACGACCGGCACGCTGGTCGCCAGCGGCAACGGCTGGGCGCTCATCGAGACCGACACCAGCGGCGACTTTGCCTGCACCATCAGCGACAGCGCGGACGAGACCGTCTACGTGTGGTGCGAGAGCGCCAACAAGGTCTCCGACCTCACCGACGGCTGCGTTGTCATCGGTTCCAACTCCGACGACGCCACCTGGAGCGCCTGAGCCTGAGCCATGGCCTTCACCTACGACCTCACGACTGACCGCGGCGCTGTTCGTCTCCGACTCTCGGACACGGACGCGAGCGCCTACGTCTTTGAGGACACCGAGATCGACTACTTCCTGACGGCAGGTGGTTCGGTGAAGGCTGCGGTGATCGAGGGCATCAAGGTGCTCATGGCAGACCGAGCTCGGCGGGTGAAGCGCGCCACGGTCATGGGTCTGACCATCGATGACACGGCGCAGATGGCGGGCCTTCGCGACCTGCTCAAGGCGCTGGGCGGCGACCTGCCCCAGGTCTTTGTGACCATGCCGGCGCTGCTGCCGATGGACGTTGGCTACGACGAGAACAGCCCATGAAGCAGACCGGGCCGGGACTGCTCGATCCGGTCGGCTTGGCTGCCTTGACGGCTGACGTAAAGTCGCTGATTCAGGACACCGACACCGGCCAGAACGCTGAGGTGTCCATCGCCTCGAGCACTTCGGTCAACTACGCCACGGGCGCGAGCACGACGACCGAGGACCAGATCAACGTGACCGCATGGGTGGCGCCGGTCTCATACAAGGATCTGCGCGACAGCCCCGAGTACCAGGCGGGGGACGTGTCGGTCCTCGTCATCCTCGACGACCTTGAGGGCTACGCACCCAGCACCCAGACTCGACTGACCATCGACTCCACGGCCTATCAGGTCCTGGGAGTCAAGACCGACCCTCTCAACATTCACGCCCAGCTGATCTGCCGCAAGCGGGCATAGGAGCTCATCATGGCTGAGACCGTTCAGTCCCTTCGCGTTCAGGTCATCATCACGGGCACTGTCATCGGCGACGACGGCGCGAAGCTCGTGGTCAACGAGACCTACGACAAGACCTTCAGCGAGGGCACCGGCACGGACCAGGTGGGCGCGGTCTGGCAGGACAAGAGCCGGAACCTGAACGCGACCAGCGAGGACATCGACCTGGACGCGCTGACGGACTTCCAGGGCGCGACGATGAGCAGCCTGGCGAACCTGGGCCTGTTCTACGCGCGCAACCTGGACACCGACAGCGGCGATGGCTTCACGTTCGGCGGCGCGGCGGCCAACCCTTGGGACGGCGCGGGCACCCCCTTTGAGGTCGCTGGCGGCAAGATCGGCCTCGGCGCCGATGGCATCTTCCTGTGGGTCAGCCCCGTCGACAAGGGCGCCATTGGCGCGGGTTCGGCGGACACCCTGAAGGTTGAGAGCCAGGACAACAGCAACTACCGGATGATCCTCGCCGGAGACAACGCCTGAGCATGAGCGGCTTCACCGTCCAGGTCAGCACCCAGCAGTTCCGCCGCGAGCTCGACGCCTTCCTGCGTCTACTGCCGGCAGACGTGGTGCGCCCAGCGGTGAAGAAGATCACGTTCGACGTGCTGGCCGACATCGTGCGCGGCATCACCGTCGATGCGCCGACCCGCGTGGACACCGGCCGCTATCGGGCTGGCTACCGTGCCGCCGGCCTTTCGGGCGGCCTCCAGGGCGCAGCGTCGCTTCCTGGGTCGCCCGAGGCTCAGGCCGGCGATGGAGAGATGATCTACTCGGGCGAGGGTCTGGAGTTCACGTCCGAGGTCATCAACCACGTCGACTACGCGATGCTGGTCGAGAACGGGACGATGCGCATGCGCCCTGGCAACCACGTCAAGCGCGCCCTGGCTGCGGCCAAGGTTGACATCGTGGCGGTGACCGAAGAGCTACGCAAGGGCATCAGCGATGCCTTCGGGGGCCAGTGATGGCTACTCACGCGACCGCCAAGACGATGAACGTCCGAGCCACGCTGTACGTGTGGCTCTCGGGCCTCACCATCACGGGCTCGCCCTCGCTGGTGGTGCAGGACCAACTCCGCGACGGTCAGGACGCGCCCGACCTGTTCATGCGCTTTACCCTTGAGGGCCTGCCCGGACAGTTTCAGGGCCGGTTCTCCTCGTCGCTGCTGGCGGTGCGGCAGTCGATGCTCGCGGTGGTGGACATCTTCAGCCGCACCCCTGCGGACCAGGCCTCAAGCAACCTGTACACCATCGACAAGGCTGCCGACGACCTCGCGTACCAGTTCACGGTGATGAGCACCGCGCTTGTGGACTACGCCAGCGACAGCAGCGGCAGCACCCCCACGGACGCCCGGCTCTACACTCTTGATGTTCCGACCGTCCGCGCCCTTCCCCCCACTGACGGCTACGTCCGGCGCCAGGTCTCGGTTCCGATCACGTGGCACAGCCGCAAGGCGGCATAGGAGACTCCCATGGCCCAGATCGACGAATCCGTTGGCGTCCCGTTCAAGCGGCAGATCCAGGCGGTGACGCTCGAGGACGGCGATGCGAACAGCATCACGCTGCAGCTCGTCAACACCATCATGACCACGACCGAGACGGGCCGTGTCGGCACCGCGCTGAAGCCCCGGGGCCGATACACGGGCACGCCGACCATCATCGAGACGGACGACGGCTCGATCCAGATGTCCGCCACGTTCTACATCGCCAGCCGCTACGGCAACACGGCGGTGAGCGCGTACGAGATGTTCACGGGCACCGGCGGTAGCGCTGGCACCGCGAGCACCGGCAACGGCTCCAAGCGCACCATCAAGGTCACGGTCACAGACAACAGCACCGTGGACGGCGGCGGGTCGCAGACCCGGACCTACAACTACGTCGAGACGACCTCCATCAGCGAGGCTGAGGGTGACGGCGGTCTCATCGTCCTGAACTGGTCGGGCATCGACCACGAGAACCGCCCCACCATCGCGTGATTCGTCGGCGCCGGGCGCCCCGGGGTATGCGTGCTCCCTTCCGTGCCCCGGTAGCCTGGCGCCCGGCGTCGATTTTCCCTCACCCCAAGACATGGAGGCTACATGCGGGGGTTCACTCAGAAGGCCACGAAGGTGGTCACGCTCGAACGCGGTAGCGAGTCCCTCGAAGTCACGCTGCACGCCATCCCGGCGGGGTTCCGCTCCTGGCTTCAGGCGCAGTTTCCCTACCCGCAGAAGTTCATCAAGGGCGCGGGCCAGGCGGGCACCTGGATCAAGGACGAGGCCGCCTACGCCGAGTGGGATGACCTCTTCGGCCTGCTGCTACTCGCCAAGGCGATGGAGCCCGAGGCCCTTCTGGAGCACCAGATCGACTGGTCAGCGCGCCGCAACGCGGCTGCGTGGCGCCGAGAGGCTGAGGCGGTGCTCGAGGAGCTCCGAGGCGCCAACCTGACCCAGGCCAACATCATGGAGCTTCTGCTGGGCGCGTTCACGGCTGGCTCGGGCGACGTGGAGGAACGGGGAAAGTCCTCTGCCCGGAGCGGGGCCGGGTGACCATGAGAGCGCTGGTGCTGTTCGCCGCTGAGAACCTGAACATGACGCGGCAGCAGTTCCTCGCGCTCGACCCTGACGAGCAGACTGAATGGCTCGGGCACGCCTGGAACAAGTTGGGCGCGCGCTACGAGCCGCCCCCGCGGCGAAGGTAGGAGAGAGACATGGCGATGTTCGATGCCCTCCGGTTCAAGATCGGCGCCGACCTGTCCGACTTCGAGTCGGGGATGCGCAAGGTGGACGACATCGCGGGCAAGTCCGCGCAGTCGCTGGGCAACGCCTTCAAGGCTGTGGGGGCGATCGGTGCCACGGTGTTCGGTACAGCGGGTCTCATCACCAAGGGGGTGGTTGAGACCGCCAGCCAGATGGAGACCCTGGAGGCGCGGCTGTCGTCCCTGCTGGGCAGCGCCGAAGCCGGCAAGCAGCGGCTGAACGAGCTCATTCAGATCGGCGCTTCGTCACCCTTCGACGTGACGCAGTTGGCCGAGGCAACGGCCACGCTGGAGGCCTTCACGGGTCGCTCTGATGAGTTGCTGGGTCCGGTGCAAGACCTCGCGGCCTTTATGAACACCGACTTGAACGAGGCCGCCCAGAGCCTGGGTCGGGCGTTCGCTGGAGGCGCTGGTGCGGCGGACGTGCTTCGCGATCGCGGCATCCTACGCATGGTGGAACTGCGCGAGGGCGTGAAGGCCACCGACATGAGCGTCGAGGAGTTGCAGGAAGCGCTGATCGGCTTGATGACCGACGAGACGGGCCAGATTGCCGGCGGTGCTGACCGCCTCGCTGACACCTGGGCCGGCATGGTCTCCAACATGACCGATCAGTGGGTGCAGTTCCAAGCCAAGATCGGAGCGTCCGGGCTGTTCGAGGGGCTGCAGAACGCTGGCCGTGAGCTCCTGACGGTCTGGGAGGAGAACACCGAACTGGTGGACCGCCTTGCCGAGGAGATCGGCGTGGGCATCCTGGCCGGCATCGCCACCCTCGTGGATGGTGCTGGCGCGCTCTACGACGGCTGGACGCAGTTCCAGATCGCCATCAAGTCCACTGAGGGCATCATTCAGGGGCTCTCGTCGCTGCTGTGGGGCTTTCTGGCCGACTTTCGATCGGGCGTCAGCGACGTACTCGCGGACATGGCCGAGATGGCCGAGAGCGTGGGCCTGGAAGGCTTGGCGTCCGACCTGCGCGACGCCCAGGACGCCATGGGCGGCTTCGCCGATGTGGCGGCGGCCAAGTCCGAAGAGAACGCCGCCAAGATGCGCGAGACGCGCGAGGAAGTGGACGCCCTGAAGGCCAGCCTCGGTGAGGGCGCCGAGTTCGCGGAGCGCCTGAACGCCGCGCTGCTGGACCAGCGCGAGGGCGGCGGTAGCGGTACGGACTTCGGTCTTACGACCGGCGCCGAAAAGGAGAAGCCGAAGTCAGGTGATGACGAGGAGCTTGAAAAGGCGATTGAGGAAGCGCTGCGAACGCAGCAGGACATGAATGACGCCCTGTACGACGAGCAAAAGAAGCACGAGGCGGACATGCTTGCCCTGGAGGAGAAGGCTGCAAATCAGCGGCTTGCTCTCGAAAAGCAGGCCGCCGCCAGGAGGCTTGCCCAACAGGAAAAGGAAATGAGGCAGCGTCAGGAGATCGCCGAAAACGGCATGTCCCTGATCAACGGCCTGGTCCGCGAGGCAAATGAACTACGCCTCAACGATGAATTAAGCGCGAGCCAGAAAATCCTGGCGCTCACCCTCTCCACTTTCAGCGAGATGCTGAAGATGCTTGCGGCCCGGCTTGCTGTGGAGGCCATGGCTGCGCTGGCCTCCCAGAACTACCTTGAGGCCGGCCTGAAGGCGAGCGGTGCCGTGGTTGCTGCAGCTGGTGCCGCTGCGCTGGGTTCAGAAGCTGACAAGGTTGGGTCAGGGGAGTCGTCAACGTTCTCAGAGGCCACCGATAGCGCCTCCTCTTCGCTCGGTATTGGCTCGGGCTCGGATGACAATGGCGACCAGCAGGTCGCTCTCGACCTTCTCGCCCGCGCGGCGGACAGCCTGGAGAACGCTGCGGACAGCCTGGAGCGCGCTGCAAGCAGCCTTCAGGGCGCTTCGACGGGCGGCGGTCGTGGTGGTAGGTTCTCGGTCGAGGATGACGCTCGCAGCAACGGCCCGCTTCGTCGCTTCGTGCGCAACGCCATGAGCCGCACCGGCCGGGCTGGATTCCGAGGAGCCTGACGCATGGCCCGCTACCTGCTCGCACAGCACCACCTGCTCAAGGGCTCCACGATCTCGAGCACCACCTCGGAGGCGGGCACGACCATCGGTCAGCCTGTGGAATCCAGCGTCTCTGGCAACCTCAAATTGGGGGCGGCGGGCAACCCGTCCTCGTCGGTGACGGTGGACCTTGAGTTGCAGGCTGGCGGCAACCCGACCGGCTTCGACCAGGCGCAGTCTGGAGCGGGTGCCGGCGCTGAGTTGGTCTGGCGCGAGACCGGGGAGGCGGACACCCTCTCCCGCGGCTGGAACGCCCGCGACTACCTGACGTGGGCTGAGTGCCCCTCGCAGTCGAAGACCAACTACGGCTGGCAGTCGCCTCCCCGGACGCTCGCGAACGGCTCGGTGGGGTACGTCTCGTACAAGGTCGGCGTCAGCGACTCGATCCGGTTCTTTCACAAGTCCACGCGAACGGGCACGTGGACGAACGTCACCATCTTCACGGACGGTGACGACGGGCTGACCATCGCGCAGTCTGCGCACCGCCCCGGCTTCGTTGTGCTCGGTGACGGTCGGCTCATCGCGTACTTCCTGACCTCCTACGCTGGCACCGGCAACGCGGTCACGTCTTACTACAGCGACGACCACGGGGCGACCTGGACGCTGTTTCGCAAGATCAGCGCGGTTGTGGGCGCCACGCACACCCTCATCAACGCGGAAGCCGAAGAGGGCGAGGTCGTGCTGGTCACCGGCGCCAAGGCTGCCGCCGGGATCTCGGTGTTCCACTCGGTCAGCGGCGGCGTTGGGTTTGCCCAGCGTGGCGCCACCTACAGCGACCTGTACCGCCCCGCCACGTGCAAGAACGCTGCAGGCCAAGTGGTCATCCTGGCGGACGACAACGCGGGGGCTGCATCCGTTGCGGTGATGGGCTTCGGCGGGCGGCTGGACAATTCGGAGTTTTGGACCACGCAGACGGTGCTGGACGGGGCTTCGACCTTCGGTGTCAACGCGCTTGTGACCGACGACCGCGGCACCGTGTGGGCTTTCATCACGACCCAGCAGAGCACCGGCCCCGTGTCTCTCCTGTACTCGACGGATGGCGGCTACAGCTGGACGCAGAACTTCACAAACTATTTCGTGCTCAGGTTCTACGGCTCGGGCGGCAGCGACTACATGGACGGCATCACCGCTGGCATGTGGTACGGCAACCTGATCGTGCTCGGCGTAGGCAACCCTGCTGGCGGCAGCAACGATCCTCAGTTGGCGCTGTGGTTCGGCGGCTGGTCGCCCATGGTGGCCGTCGAGCGTCCTGTGTACGAGAACTTCGGTGGCCCCTACAACATGACCTATGCCGCCATCGAGGAGCCCACCGGGCTTGGCTGGTCGAAGGCAGACAGCGGCACTGGTGCCACCATCACCGAGCAGAACGGGCACCTGAACATCGTGGCCGACGCCTCGGGCAACTCGCTGTATTCGGCGCCGAGCTCGTGGATTACGGACATCGACGACAATGGCGGCTTTCGGATGCGGTTCTTCGTCCGCATCAACAGCGGTGGTGCGTCGGGCAGGCGCGCTGTGGTCGAGGCCGGGATCACCGACACGACCAACATTCAGAAGGTGGAGATCCGGTTCTCTACGACCACGATGACGGTTGTGGACGGCGCCGGCAACACCCTGGGAACGAGCACGCCGATTGCGGACTTCACGTCCTGGACGGAGGTCTTCGTGGCCTTCGAGCACGAGGGCGGTAGCGGCGCCAACCTGGGCAAGGTGACGGTCTGTCACCGCGTGGCCGGTCAGACCAACTGGACCAAGGTGGTCGACGCTGGTGACGTGGCCGAAACGGCAGGTGCGTCGAACGTCATCAACTTTGGAGGGGACACCAACGGCGCGGTCGATTGGGACATCATCCTACTCGCGATGGCCAATGACCATGCGGGCGTTGCCGAGTTCGACCAGCCCGACGACTTGGTGGGGCGCCCCCTTGGCGTGGAGGGTCTCTTCATCAAGGAGACGGACGTGCGCGTCCATGCCTTCGGCACGGGCGGCGTGGACGGCGATACCTGGGATCTGGATACCTCGGCCAAGTACCCCTCCACGTACATCGTGGACACCGACAGCCCACGCAAGCACTGGCGCTCGGACGACGACTCGACGGCCAACTACGTGGTGTTCGACGCTGGAGCCAACGGGCTGTGGATGGGGGATCTGTGGATGTTGGCGGGCACGAACATGCCGACGGCCACCATCGAGTTCAACAGCACGGACTCCTGGGGAGCGCCTTCGGTGACGCTCAACCTGTCCGCGCTCATGGTGGACAGCGTAGGCATCAACGCTCGCGGCAAGGGCTACGTGAAGAGCAGCACGCACACGACCATGCTCGAGCACGAGTACGCCAGCCGTCCCGGTCGTCGCCGCTTCCTCAAGTTCACGACCAGCGGCAACCTGTACGAGATCACCGACAACAGCGCAGACAAGTTCTACTTTGACGGCTTGGACATGTCCTCGGAGACGGGCGGCGCGCAGATCTACGGTGACGGCATGTTCGACGACACCGAGCAGGTCACCGGCTACCGATACATGCGGCTTGGCTTCGCTGCTCAGGACACCGCCGACGGGTTCTTCACCTGTGGGCGCTTCCAGGCCGGCTTCCGGCTGGAGATGACCAACGACGGCACGGAGTACGACAAGGGCTTCCGCGACGTGACCACGGTGCCCGTGGACATCATGGAGGCGGACGGCGGCGCCCGCTACACCCAGCGACTCGGCGAGGACCGACGCTCGCTGCTTGTGCGGTGGCACCCAGCGTACCGACCGGACATCAAGATCGACCAGTCCATCGACGCGCTGTTCCGCCGGCTTGGCGGTCCTGCGTCCGTCGTCGGTTTCGTTCGCGACTCGAGCACAGACAACCTTGCCGACAATGGCGGCATCTATCGCGTCATCGGTCGTGAGCTCGTGCGTGTCAACGTCTTCGACGAGGGCTCAACGGCTACCACGCGGGTCGAGGCCGTTCGCCTCGAGGAGGAGCGTTGAGGACGGCGGCTGGCGATGCTGCTGCCGAGGCGGGACTGGAGCGCCTGCTGGTCGTCCTGCTGACGTTCCCTTCCGGGCGTCAACTCATGGTGGCTGAACGGCAGGCCACCATCCCATGGGCGGACGGTACGCCCTGGCAGGCCTATGGCGGGCTGCTCAACCTGCGGTCTCCCACGCTGTCGGTGGGCTCGGAGGACTTGAGCGACTTCCGCTTCGGCTTCAGCGCCGATGACGTGGACATTTCGGTCCTGCAGGACGATGACTTTGTGCCCGCGGCGGCTCGGGTCGAGGTGTTCGCGATCTGGCCCGACCAGGACTACACCGAGCGAGAGGTGCTGCTCAAGGATGCGAGGGTCACCTCGTTCGCCTACGGGCGAGGACGGCAGGCTATCGCCTTTGCCTGCTCGCGAGACGATGAGGCCAACTGCAGGGACATCGGCGACGACCGAGACGAGATGTTTTGGTATGGACCGGACTTTGGTGGCCTACTCCCAACGCCCGACAAGGACAACGAGTTCACACGAGCCGACCAGGTAGGACGGATGTGGCCGATCGCCCTCGGGCGCTGCTACTACGTCCCCGGCTGGCAGGACTACCGCAACCAGGTCCCCAACCTGTACAAGGGCAACTTGTACCTTGTCGGGCACGCCATCCCGACTGCGACGGACACGTCAAAGGACATCAGCGTCTATCAGACCGGCGCTACTGATCCGATGACTGCAAGCGGGCTGTTCGATGAGACGCCCGTGGTCACGACGCACACCTACCAGGCAGACAGCGCCTATCGGCCGGGTGAGAGCCGCAAGTACACCCAGATCGACGGTGACGGCTCAGGTTCATCAACGGAGCCCTTCCCGCCCGAGGACAACTACTACCACACCCACCTGATCCACGGCGGCGCCCCCAACACGGAGGGCGAGACCATCATCGGCGCGCACATGGTGCTTGAGCACCTGCTGCGCGAGTCGGGCATGGGCATCGACTGGCAGCGCATGGCTCGCACGTTGACCATGCTGCGCGGGCTGGACATCGGCGTCTACATCGACATCCAGACGAACATCCTCGAGCTTATTCGCGACCGAATCGCGATGCCCAACGGGCCGGTGCCTATCCGCGAGCAGCAGTCTGGCCAGGGCAAGTGGTGGAGCTATCACGAGGGCTGGCGCTTGCCGCCTGTTGCGCACCTTGTGGACGGCCAGCAGATCGACCTGACGGGCGAGGTCGAGTACAAGATGGACGTGCGCAACCAGGTCACGGTCAACTACGGCTACAGCTACGGAGCTCGCCGATACCTTCGCTCGGTTGTCGTCGGAGCGGACAACTTTGCCTTGGCGGCGTGGTCGCAGTCCACGTTTGGATTGCGCCCGATGGACCGGCCGGTAGAAACCACGCTGGTCGGCACGCCGGGCATGGCCGTCACCCTTGGTCGTGCGGTGCTCGCTCAGCAGGCGATGCCCCGTCGCCGCTTGCAAGGCTATCTGGGGCGCGGGTTCTATTGGCTGCAGCCGGGCGATGTCGTGACGGTAGAGAGCCCCAGCGCTGCGCTTGGAGGATTCAACATCTCGACGGTGAAGGCCGAGGTGATGGAGCGCCCGGTGGGGCTGCCTGGGATGGTGGTGCTGGAGACCTTCGAGCAGGTGCCGCAGGCCAGGACGGTCTAAAGCACCGTCAGGAGGACAGCGCTGGTCATGTCGGCGCACTCGGGCTCGAGCAGCAGCTCTCCCGTCTCGTAGTCGTCGACGACGGTGTAGCCGACTGCCCTGCAGCGGTACTGCAGGCCCGTGTCCGAGCACTCGACGGCCGCGATGATGGTGCTGCCGTTCCAGGGCTGAGCGTCACAGGTGGTGGTCATCGACGAATAGACCGGCACCTGTTCGACGTGGGTGTCTAAGGCGGGTTCGGCGCAGGCAAGAAGGGCAAACAGCATGATCGTGCTCCTGTCAAGGCGGTACGTCTAAGGTATCGGCGCAATTGAGGGCGGCTTGCGTTAATCTGCGTGCGTCTCCCCTCGCTCAGGATGCCCTATGGCCGCTCTCGACCTTTCCGCCGTCGTCCCGCCCTACACCTGCCAGGTCAACCTGCAGGACAGCGCCACGGACGTTCGCGTCATCACGCTGCCTTCGTACCTCGGGGCCTACACGGTCACCATCGGCCCGGTCTACGATTCTGGAGGCGTGGCGAGCGCCAACGAGGCCGACGGCTGGTGCTCGTTCTCGACGACCCTCGAGGACGATGACGCCGCCCCTTCTGCGGCGGATGGCGCAGAGCGTCGCCTTGTCAAGAGCGGCGGAACCTACGCTTTCATCAACCCGGATGAGCGCTCGGTCGGCGGTTCGGCGGCTCGGAAGACTCAGGTGGCCTGCTGGGGTGAGGCCAACGGCTTCGTCGAGATCGCGATCGACGGGGTTGGCGATGAGGGTTGAGTTTCCAGGCG